CTTGCAGATGCTGCAGTATCAGTAGCATAATCCACCTGAACTTTCTTGATTATTCCATCACTAGTATCAGCAACAGGACCAAATAAGTATGTTTTTGCAGTAAATTGTAGAGTGTATATTAATGCGGTTCTTGTACTAAAATCTCCTTCATATTCATCTCTAAAAGAAATATTATCTAAAACAATTGGTATATCTCTTTTCTCTCCAATAGAACTTATTAAATTAACTGTGATATTAAAGGATGGTTGGAAATATGGTAATATCTGTTCAATAATTTGAAGTGCATCATCATTCAATTTTGAAAATATACTTAACTCAAATCCAAGATTATATGGAACAGGCATAAAAACTTTCTTTAAGTTTGTTCCATCAGATGCTTTAAATGTTTGTGTTATACCAGATTTTCTTGTTGGATCATACTGAACAGAAGTCATTTCAAATGACATTCTTGGAAGAGTTATAGCAACTGCTTTTGTTAAGTTTGCTTGCTCTCTGATCTTTGCAAAAAACTTTTGCTGTGGACCATATGCCAACCCAACTTTAGTTTCATCTAAAGTTGAATCATCAATACCTTCATGTTTAATAAAAATATTATTAAATAATGTTCCAAAACCAATTATAGTTTTACGAATAATTTCGTGATAATAATAAGTGCCTAACATCAATAATCTCCAAATGGGTTGCCTTCTGTAAAGTCAAGTAAATTGTCTGCTTCTAATTCTATGTCACTATTCGCATCATATGGGTCTTCATAACTATCAGTATCATAACTATCTACAATGTATCTAGCAGATGATATAGAACCAACTAAGACCTCACCAGCACTGAATGCTCCACTATTTAGAGATACTCTAAGTTCGACTGGTGGATTAGAAGGACTAATATCAGTTCTCTTCTTAAAGTCCTTAACTCTTGCAACAACACCAGAAGTCTGACCATGAACAGTTTCATTAAATATAAATGTTCCAATTCCAGTAGTGCTTATACCAGCAAAAGTAACTGTAGGTGCAACTGTATATCCAGCACCAGTATTTGAAAATCGAACTGCTGTAATAGCACCATCAGTAATAACTGTTTGAGCACTCGCAGTTGTTCCACCAGCACCAGTAGCACCAGTAAATGTAATGGTTGGTTCTGTAGCATAACCAACTCCAGCTTGTGATATTGCTACTCCACTAAGTCCATTATCAACAACACCAATAGTAATTGCAGCACCTACTCCACCACCACCATTTAAGATAACTAACGGTGGATTCGCACTATCATATCCAGAACCAGGATTGATTAATAAAATTTCTTTTATTGATTTTACACCAGCCTTTGAAGTAGTAATCGCAACTGCTGTAGCTTGAGTTCCTGATGCTGGTGGTGATATTTGAACTATTGGAGCAGATACATATCCAGATCCATCATCTATTATATCAATAAATCCAATCATACCAGAAGCACCAATAGATGCTGTTCCAGCAGCAGTTGTAGCAGATCCAACTAAATTTACAGTAGTAATATATCCTTCATCTTCAACTGTATTATCTACCTCTTCAATAGTAGTATCAATAAGTTCATTTTCATATTCATATAATTCACAATTTAATTCGTAAGTATAATTTTTATTTAATTGGTAGAATGGTTTTTCAGATTCAACTCTTTTGATTTCAAATAATCTTTCACCAAGTGGAAAATATACTAAATCTCCCTCCTTAGGTCTAGTAATCAAATCCTCAAAAGTATATTCAGTAATTGTTCCATCTTTGATACCAGAACTCATACCTTCCAAAAATGGTGCTATAAATTCTTCAAATCTTTCCTTTGAAATAGTAAGACTAACTTCATTTGTAAGTCTTAATCCAAATTTAGTCATTAAATCACTATTAGGATTATATCCTTCATAATTATTTAAATATGCTTCAAGAATAAAGGAATCATCAAATTTAGATGATTGCACTTCTTTAATAATATTATCAGTTTTAAATACTTTTCTAGGAAGGTAATATATTTCTATTCCATAAATGGTTAACTGCTCATTAACCAAATCCTGCATCAAAAACTGTTCGTTTTTAGATCCCTGTAAAAAGTATGAATTTAAAGCCATGTTATATTAACCTATCATATCAAGAGGTGGTAATTCATACTCTAAAGTCATTCTTTGTTTAATATCTTCTAATTCTCTTTCAGCATCCTCATAATATTGTCTACCATTTAATTCAACACCACCAGGCAATTTAGTTCCAGTAAATTTCATCATATTTAATCCCCATTGCCTTTTAATTAATACTGTTAAATATCTTTTTAAAAAACTATCATTATATACGCCAGAAAAAGAAGCAGGATCTAATGCTCTGTAACATTCAAGAATCAAATAATTATCTGCTTTCTCAGAACCCCAATCAATATCCAGATATAATCTATCTTGTCTCTTATTAAATCGTATTTGTTTGTCTGTTGTGAGTAAAAAATCAATATCTTCAAGATATGTTTTTGTCATAGAATATTGCATTAATTCAACAGAATTAAAATAATATAGATCATTTAAAAATAATTGATACTTAATACTAAACATTCCACCAGAAATAGAACTAGTATCAAATTTAAATATTTTTTCTACACCTATAACAGAATCTGGAACTTGGATAAAATTAGAAGTTTCCTCCCAATTAGAAGTAATAGTTCCTAAACCACTTATATTAGTAGAAGTTGCAGTAGTAGTTACAATACCAACTGTATTATCACTATCTGTTTTATTATTTGCAGTTCCTCTATCAATATCATCCTGAGTAATTTTATATTTAAGATACATCTTTTCAACACCATCAAAGTGTCTTTCATTGAAAAGTTGAATCGCATCATCTGTTAAATCATCCAATTGTTCATCATCAACGTTAATTTCTAATACAGGTGCTCCTAATTGTCTTAAACAATAATCAATTAAACCTTGTCTAGTGCTTGGTTTTGCCATTTAATACGATCCTCCGTCAATTTCATCTAGTGTTATATTATCTGCAGTTATACTAGTAGCACTTAAGATACCAGTTATTCTTGCACCATAATCAGTAGTTTCGACTCGATTTACATTATTATAGAACAATTTAACATCTGCATTAGGTGATCCTGTAATTATTGATTCATTACTCGGAGAATAAAAAGTAAATCCAGAAGCTCTTAATATTAAGTTACCAATAGCAACGTCATCAATATATGCATTAGAACCATCATGATATATGTGTAATGATCCAGTCGCACCAAGTGCAGAACCACCAAAAGTTAATTTATCATTATCTAGTAAAGAAACATTATTCTGAAATGTAGTAACACCAGTTACATTTAATTGTGCTGCTGTAAGTTGTTGATTAACTGTTCCTAATCTAGCAACAAATTCATCAAATGTTAAATCGTCGCCAACATACAAATCACCACCAACATACAAATCACCACCAGTGGTTGTTATTCCTCCACTACCAGCAAGTGTTGTAATACCAGAAATATTAACATTACCAGTTGCAGTTAATTGTGCAACAGTGCTGATGCCAGTTATTTTAAGACTAGAACCAGTGATATTATCTAATACTAGATCATCTTGAAGATATAAATCACCACCAACATACAAATCACCAACAGTGGTTGTTATTCCTGTAAATGTAGTTAATCCAGTAACACTAAGATTATTACTTACTCTTAAATCTCTAAAAATCTCTACAGAAGCATTAGCATCAATATCTGATGTAAATGTTGCTACACCTGCTGCAACAAAACCAGCACCTAAAGTTAAATTCTTAGATATTCCAACTCCACCTGCTACAGTCAATGCTCCAGTAGTAGCAGTGGATGAATTAGTATCATTTGAAATTGATGAAATTCCAGTTTGTATTATTGTAGAAGCATCAATTTTATCACTTAATACAAATTTTTCAGTTGATGCATCCCATACTAAAACTAATCCATCTTCACCTTTTCTTGCAGTATCAACATCATTCATATTAACTAATTTTGTCGGAGGTGCCGACGCATTAGATAATACTCGTATTACATTTTGTGAGCCAATTCTATCGTTTATACTTGGCATTACCTTGTTACCCCGCCTCTAACTAACGCTGAACCTTCTATGGCTTTATATTCTTTGCCACCAGAAGTTATTATTTTCACATCATAAACGTATCTTCCAGGTTTCATATCAACAGTCACCGTAGACCCCAATGAAACAGTAATAATACCATTTTCAGGAGTTGATACTGTAGTAGCAAAAGACACTTTACTGGTACTAGCAGAAGACTTTCTTATTTGTCCTGTAGCTGTTGATCCAGTTAAATCTAAAAACGCATTAGTTCTAGTATCCTCTAATTGAAAGGATGTATCAAAGTCAAAACCTTGTTCAATCACTATATTGGATACATATACTGCCATTATTAATCAATATGATTTTAAATATTTATATGGACACCATTTCATGATTTATTTAACACTTCTTTTAATAGAGTTTTTATTTCATCAATATCAGATCTCAATTTTTTAAGTTCTTGTTCCTCAGTTATTTTCTTATCTCTCATTGCAATATATTGTGAATAACCTTGAGAATCGTTATTCACAATAGCACCTGAGTTTTCATCTCGATAGAGATGTTTATGTCCTTGAACTGGTATCATTATGCTAAAGCAATTGCTCTTAGATCTTTAAATCTTGGAGGAGTTGCTTCGTTTGTTCCACTAATTACAATTTTAATTTGGAAACCTACAAATTCATCTAAGTTATCAATAGTAAATTCATACTCTCTAAATTCGTTTTCCACACTTGCAGGAACGAAAGTATCTGGTCTTCCACTATTCAATTTTGGATCTACAATTTGTTTGTCGATACCAACATCCTTTAGATTATCATAACCAGGGAACAATTCATAAGATTGTTCCACTTCACTTGAATCAGTTTTAAATAACCTATACAATACTCTAAAGTCTGCTGTTGAATCTCTATATGCAGCCACCAATACTTTTAATGATGTAGATGCTTGTTTTAAATCAACTTTCTGTGAAATATAACATGCAGCATGAGGATCTCCAGATATTCTATTTGATCTAGAGTCAGTAGCATAATCGGATACTGGGTTGTTTAATCTGTTTCTTACAAATCTAAACGAACCATTCATTAGATCTAAAACTGGTGATAGGTTAGTATCCGTAGTCTCAAATCTTGTCAATAGAGTCACTGATCTGTTTCTAGGTAGATTAGTTAATTTAGCATTCTCATCAACCTTAGAGCATAAAAGTCTTGGTGTAGATAGTTGATTGATTTCATTAAATTCTACACTTTCATATCCCTGATCTACAAATGATATCTCAGATCCACCTTCACTTGTTCCAGAAACTGATCTCAATTGTGATGATATTGTAGTTGCTGTTGAAGGTGTAAATGTATTGATTGCTGGAATAAATGCATCATATTGGAAATTTTGTGATCCAACAGCGATATTACCACCACCAAATTTTTCAGTGGTGAAACTAATTTGATTTATACCAGTTGACCTGTCTAATAAATTAGGTCTTCCTGCTCCCCTAGCAATTTCTAAGAAATATGAATCCACAGTCTTTAGAGATTGTAGAGTAGCATTTGTTGGCATACTATGTGTAGTATTAATTCCAGTTAGAGATACTCCATTAAATTCATATTTAAATGCTTGATCATTTATTGAATGAGCATCTATTGGGGTGTTGCTAATACCTCTGGTACCTATACTTAAATTTCCTGTCGATATACCATCATAGAAAATTATTTCTTGACCAATTTTTACATAACCAGTGCTGGTTGATATACCCTCAAATGTAGCAAATGGTGATGTATTTGCAACAGAAATTGTAGTATCTGTCGCACTAAGATCTGCTGTTAAAAGTTGTGGAACAGTATCTGGAGAAATATTATCAAGTTGAACTACATTGTCAGTAGACTTCATAGAATGGTTATAGTTACTAACCTCAAGAATGTTTCCAGTGTATAACTCACCATTAACTGTTGAGTCTCCTCTTACAGGAATAGTTCCTGCAGCACCAGCTACTATAGTTCCTGCCGCAACATCACTATAGTATGCTATCCTACGTCCATTGTTGAATTTTTCACCCTGAACATTGGTAAGGAATAATGTGTCTATTCCAAAAGTACTTGCAACTGTTACTTCAGCACCAGCACCAGCATTTCCTACATCTGCTGTAGTAATTCCTAAAACATCACCAACAGCATACCCATTACCTGTTGCGGCAATAGCAACAACAGTAACTCCACCTGATGAATTAATTGTCACAGTTGCTGTTGCTCCTGATCCATCACCAGTTATTGGATATAAATTAACATTTGAATATGGCGAATTTGTGCTATCATAACCAGTTCCAACTCCAGTTACTGAACTCAAGTCTAAACTTGTAGTGGTTATTGGAGAACCAATTTTCTCAACAAATCCCTTAGCATCTTGAGATGTATTGTATGCTGGTCCAACATTTGAAGCAGTAACTTTTATACCTGTATAAATGTCGCCATCAAGTGCTGTTGTAGTATCAATACCAACTTTTAATTTTCTTGGATAAGTTTTTAATGCATTATCCTGTAATCTAAAGTTAATTTTATCATTAGTTGATAACTCAGAATTAAATAATGTAAGTGAACCAGGTGTTGTTGTGAAAGAACACTTGTAAAGACTAAATTTCAGATCTTGAGTTTGAGTTGCTGTCCAGATAGTACCATTTTGAGATTTAAATAAACTTCCTCCTAGATACTGTTTTTGAACTATATTTTTTGAACCTTGATCAACACCAAGAGTTTGTGTTTCAATAGTTTCTTCACTCATTTGAGCGATCCAGACTTTATATTTTATTGTTGCTGGTGCTAGAATAACTATTGCATACTCTCTATCTGGTTCCAAATAGATTGGAGATGGGAAAGTAACTTTGGTTGCCAATGATGCGTCTGTAGATGTTTTTATAACTGAATTTCCATCAGCATCCAATACAGTTGGATCTAATACAACTTCTGCAAAATCATTAACTACCATATCTGTTGGAGTTCCTAATTCAACAGTTCTTA